GTTGAGTTTTGTCTCCATATCATCAAGTTTTTCTACCATGCTCTCAAGCACATCATATTTTTCTTCAGGGATTGATACATAATGTTCTTCAAAAAGACCCTTCATTCCTTCGAGGAATGATTCAGTCATTTCAGTCTTGAGTCCTGCCTCAATGGCGAGTGCGTTTTCTTCAAACCACTCGTCAGAGACATACTCAAGATAAGAATCAACGCGCTCAGCGAGTGACTCTTTCGCTGCCTCAACTTCTTCAGCGAGTTTGGCAGCGTATTGTGCTTCGATATCTTCTGTAATAGAAGCAACCTTAGCATTGATCGCGGCTTCAAAGATTGTCTTTGCTTTTTCTTTGAATTCTTCGGAGAGTTCTTCGCCCCCGAGGAGAGCATTGACATCTTCTTCGATGTCATACTCAGCAACTACTTCAGTCTCCTCTTCAGCGACTACTTCATCTGTAGTTTCTTCTTCGATCACTGGTTCCTCTACTTCGACTTCTTCTTCCTTCATACCAGCAGGAGCTGCCATGGCAGGTTTTGCCTTAGAATTAACAACATCCTTAACTTGCTTAAGGGTGCTACCAGGAGTCTTCAGCTTTGCTGAATCATCATCTGGCTTGTAGTTCTCGGGAGTAGGGCCTCCGAGATCTTCGTAGGAACCAGCGACTGAAGTATCCATAGGATCAGCAGGTTTGGCGTTAGCGTTGACAGCAGTTTTGGACTGCTGTGTCTTTACTTCCATTTCTTGTAATTTTGCTCCACGAGACATTTGAACAGCTCCGTATCCGTTTTTTAAAAACTATATTTATTTATAATTAGAAAACTTTATCAGTTATCAGAGGTTATTGAGAAAATCGTTGAATAAATCCAACTTCTTCTCATCAAGTTGCTTTTGAGTTGCGAGAGTGTTAATCTCTCTGTATGTTCTCTCAGCAAACTTCTCACGAAGAATGCCTCCGTCCCATACCCAATCCTTTCCTTCCATAATACCTTCAACGAAAGCATCTGGAGCAGAAGGATCAGCAACAATATCAGCAGCGGTTGCCAACATAAAGTCGTCACCGACAATATTGACACCTTCGCGTGTCATTTTCAAAGATCCAATACCTCTAGAGGAAACTCCGAGTTTAACACCTTCATCAATGAGAGATCCTGCAATCTTACCCATAGGAGTATTCAGGATCTTAGCTTTACCGATAAAGTTAGAACCAGACTCTTTCAGAGAAACAATTTTATGAGATACACGATCTAAGTTGACTGTAGGGCCATCAGGATGTCCAAGTTCACCAAGTGCTCTACCTGCTTGAACATGATTTTCATTGTATCTGCCAACTTCTCTACGAAGAGTTTCCATCGGATACATTCTACCGTTACGGTTTTTGATGTTTCCTTGAAGAAATACACCTTCAATATAAAGTTGTTTTTTACCGCCCTTTGACTCGACAATGAATTCGACGGTTTCGATTTCTTCTCTGATAAGCTTCATTTTAGGCAGCTCCTGTGGTTTGGACTTGTTGAACAAAAATAGATCCAGGCCCATTGGCAACAGCACCTACTTTGATCGATCTACGAAGAGTGGCATCAGTATCAGAGAACGCTGTAGAAATACCACTTGTATCAGCACTCAACGTTACTTTAGTGCTAAAAGAACCTTCAAAATCTGCAGATGTATCAATACTGTCAACACCGACATGACTTATAACCGTCGCCCAGTTGCTATCTGCCTGATTTGTTTCAAGAGTTACACAATCTCCTACACCAAATGGTTGTTGAGTACCTTCAGGACAAGTGACAATAGTTTTACCACTTGAACTTGTAATACTTCTAACTCTTTGAGATGCTTTAGTTACACCAAGAGTTTCACTCGTTCCAGCAGGAATAATGTAATCTGTTTCTGTTGCTACAGGTTCAGTACCAATAGCTACATGAACATCATTGCCTCTAGCAGTGATTCTTAAAACGCTAGATTTTACAGCGATTGCATCACTTTTTTGATTACTACTACCCGTAGTAACACTTTGTCCAGCACCAACTGTACGATGTGCCATTATTCAGACTCCTCTTCGGTTTCGTCTTCGGTTTCTAGTTCGTTAGTAACTTCGAGAGTTTCATCTTCGTCTTCGACTTCGACTTCGATATCATCCTCACCAAATACACCGTTTGCTACCATGGGACGAAATGCATCGATCCTTTCGGCAGCTTTCCCAAACAGTATCTCCTTGATCCTATCGCTAATTTGCGACGGGGACTCATCGGATACCATCATATCCATAAGTTCGTCCATGTTCTAGTCAATATTTACTATGATTTATTTATATCTCACCGCCCTTGGGTAATTCTGGAGCTTCAGTTGCAGATCCATCAACCTCAGGTTCCATAACTGGAGCACCCAAGTCACCGCCTCCAACTGCACCAGGAACTGGTTGTCCAGTTGCAGGATCAACTTGCATTTCTGCTGGATCTGGAATAATTCCTGCTTTGATTTCTTTTTCAATCAGTTTATCTTGCTCAATAATTTCTTCATCAGTTTGACGCAGAATCTTGCGACGAACATAATCCTGAGAATAATACTTACCAACATATACTTCAGCAGCCTGAGTAAGAGTAAGTCTCTCATTCATTAATTCTGCATCTTTCAGTTCAGCAAAGTGATTATCATACAGAAAATCATATTGAATATGCTCACTCATTACCTCCCAATCTTCGGGAGTACAGATATTTTTAAGAAGAAGTTGAGTCTTTAACATATCATTGAACATCCCTGAGAATCTTTTTCTCAAACGTCCAACAAACTTACTGAACTTAACTTCATCTCTCAGGATTTCAGAAGATCTCCCCAGGTTAAACCCACCATCTCCTTCAATTCTGGAGATAGGAACATTAAGCGACTTGTAGAGTTTCTTTTTAAAATATTCAATATCAGTGATTTCACCCAGGTTTTGTCCGCCAGGGAGAGTGGAGATTTCTGTTCCTCTTCCGCCCTCACGCCTAGGGAGCCAGAAGTCTTCAAGCATTGACATGAATTTTTTGTCATCACGGATTTCACCTGTTTGTGCGTTGTATACAAGTTTATTACGATATCTGTTCATGACATCGCGAAGATATTGTTCTGCTTTTACCTTAGGCAGATTACCAACATCAATATAAAAAATTCTACGTTCAGGAGCACGGGACAATCTATAGATAACCAGTGAATCCTCAATCATTCTAAGCTGATTCAGTGATTTAATCGCTTTGTGAAGATACGAAAGAGTTGATCCTTTGTTACGATCTACAAGTCCAGATGAACAATAAGTAATTGAATCTTTTGAGAACTTGATTCCTGATTGTCCACCACCACCTGCAGTTGCTGGACTTGCAGTAGGATATGAACTTTTTGGATTATACATGAAATATTCTTCAATCTCAGGGAATTCATATTCCATGGGATTGTCTGAACCCTTATTGATATTCGCTAAGCGAGTTTGATCATTGGATTTTCTTTTTTGTTGGCGAATATAACGCATTTTCATTGCGTCGATATAGCGCAACTCTTGAATCCCTTCATGAGGATTCTTCATGTCAATTACTTTATGGTAGTAAAGACGCCCGTCAATATACCAATTCCTATAGATTTCATGTGCTTTTTTGTCAAAATCCAATAAACTAAGAATGAACTTGAACTCTTCTCTAATCTTTTTCTTAATACCATCGCTGGCATTTAGATTGGAAAGCTCAATTTCAACAGGTGAATCGTGTGTATCTGCAACGATTGCTTCATTTACAACATCTTCAATGGCACTATCACATTCTGGATGAAGTGCCATCTCACGATAACGTTTGATAAGATCAAACTCTGTTTTATAGACTCCTTCTATGTCAACATATTGCCCAAAAAAGCCACTTGTCAGATAGTGATCAACCCCGTCCTCATTATTAGGAGGAACGGGGGAAACAACACTGGGTGGAGTTTTTTCGGTGTCCTCAATTGAGAACCCAAATAACTTAGCCATGATTTATTCGTAGTCCTTTTATTGGACTATTTATCTTGTTACCAGATTGCGTTGATCAGCAGGGCCACCATTAGTGCTGTTAGAACCAGCAACCCAATATTGAACCTGGAAGGTTATAGAGAATTCTTCAATAGTATCTGTGGTGTCATAAGACAATCCAATTTCAGAAATCTCAGTGGGGAAAATATCACTAAAGTAGTAAGTTCTAAGAGGAGAAACATCTCCACGTCCACCACTTCCATCTCCACCACCTGAGTTAGTGGTAGAATTCTTTCCTTGGTTTGCACCTCTACCAAGTTGATGAACAACAGCATTACCCATGTATGATCCAGGAGAGGTAGCACCAGAACCATCAGTAAGTTTATTGATGCCATTCATCCATTGTTCAAACTTACTTCTAAGTCTGAAGTTCTCATCATTGATAATAGTGATTGTCCAAGTATCGAAAGTTCTGTCACCAGCAACTTTGAGTGTTCTACCTCTAAAAGGAATTTCAATGGGAGTGATATTTGAAGCAGGAAGTGCTGCAGCCTTGCAAAGGAACTGAAATTCTTCCTTTGCATCATTACCAAAGTCCCCCATTCTATCACCACCAGGCCATCCGGTGATGTCAACCTCAAAGAGATTAGGACGGGCACCGCCCCCTCTGAGGGCGGATTTGAAGTTAGTGATTGTTCTTAAGTTTGCCATTAGTTTAGTCCTCCGTGTTTATTTAATGATATTATCAAACTCTGCCTGTAACTTCTTCAAATGCAACACCGGTTCGTGTGGCAACGAATGTAAGAGTGACATAATTAATGGTTTTAGTGGGCTTCAGGAAAATATCTGCTCTAAACTCATTATTATCAACAACATCAGGTGTGTTGTTGGAGGAATCGCAGATAACGCGGAAGTCGAATAAACCTCTTTTCGCTTGAACATCGCGAAGGAAAGGTTCAACTGCGTTAGTGAAGGAAGATCTTGTGATCTCATCATTGAACTCAAAGAGTTGCTCATTTGCAAGTCCTTCAAGTGCTTTCTCAACTGTGAGGAAGAGGCGACGAACGTTAATTCTATCGAACGCTGAAGCGAAATTCAGTCCAGTCTTATCACCGTAGAGAACTGTGCCAGTTCCAGGTAATGTAACGATGGAGTTAACTCTTGCTTCATACAGAGAATCTCTCTGTGCTTTGTTGGGATTGTATGCTAGTTTAGTGGCATTGTTAAGTACACCTCTCTGTTGTCCAGCGGGTGAATACCAGGGGAACTGATCAATTTCAGTTCTAACCATCAGTCCTGCGATGTCACCATTGCAAGGAATGTAGCGGAACTTGTTATTGAACCTGTCATACATGTACTTGTATCCGCTATCGAAGAAGGCGAATGATGAAGAAGACAGGGGAGCGAAGAACTTAATGATATTATTTGTTTGATCCGTGGTGGAGGAAACATCAACAACGTTATTTCTATCTGGTGAGATGCAGGCGACACAATCCTTTCTACCGTTGGCGATAGAGATCAGTTTGTTTGCTTTTGCTTGAGACTCAATCTGAGTGGAGCAACCAGGGCCCATCAGAAGGAAATTAACTTCGATCTCATCTTTATTGGAGAACAGTTCATAACCGGCAGTCAAGTCACCAAGTGAGGGTGCCATTCCTTTGTTATCTGTTCCACTGTAGTCTTTACCACCTAGGAGGGTGTATGTCTTATTACCAATAGCGCCAAAGGTTACACCCTGTGCCTCCTGTCCCCAAAGTCCCTCAGCAGTTGTATTTGCAACAAAGTTAGTAGAGAAACCTGTAGCAACGGGAGTTGTACCATGATGTGAGTCCGCTGCAGCAGATGCGTTACCACCCCCGTAGATGTATTGAGAACCTTGAGCAAGGAAGTCCTTGTAGAATGTTCTTTCAGGAGAAGAAACTGCTGAAACAGTATCGGATGCCTTCGACATGAAGGTGTTTCTTTCAAGAACGTTACCCTTGACTCCAGTTATTGTTCCGTTGTCATCAACGACAACTACGTGCATTCCGTCATTTAATCCGCTTCTATCAGTTACATAAGCGGAGGATACTGGTTTAGGTGCAATCTCTTTCCAGAAGATGGTTGCATTATCCAGTGTCAGTTGTTGTCCATCATACCAATCGGTTACAGTTCCAGCAGCACCAGCGAATACGCCAATACCTTTACCTGTGTTAATACCAGAGTTGTTAACTGGTATAATAGTTGATCCGGATACAAAAGATCTTAGAGGATCGTTTTGAACGTAACTAATAGCATTCTCTGTGCTTTGTCCAGAAACTCTAGATACAACTTTAACAGCGATGCTGCTAGCACCATTTGTAGAGTCTGTAGTAACACCGGTAATGATACCCTTAAGGAAACCATCTACCGCTTTAGTCGTACCAATTCCTGCCTCGGTTCCGTTAAGTGCCATTGTGACACCGAAACCAACTTTAATGTTTGAAGCACCAGGATCATCTGTAGTAATACCAATGACTTGATCAGCAAAGTCATCGATAAAAGCAATCTTCAGATTGTTAGAATTTGTTCCTGGATGTTTCGCGGAATACAGGAAGTTAGTTGCATCGTCATAGTTAGCATTAAAGTCATCGAAGTTTTTAATCTTCAATGTTGTCGATGCCATGCTAACACCTGCGTTAGCATTGTTGAGGTTCGAACCATCAATTCTGACAACCTTGAGTCTTCCGCCATAAGAAAGGAAGGAGGATGCAGTCATCCAGTACTCATAGTGTCTATCAGTGGAGATCGGGCCTCCAAATACATTGATTAGTTCTTCTTCAGTGGTAATATCTACTGCTTCAGAAACAGGGCCTAAGCTGAAAGGCCCGGCAATCGCACCATTGTTTTGAAGAACATTATCAGCTCTTCCAACGGTAAGATCAACCTCCCTAACAAGTATCCCAGGAGATAATTGAGGAGTCGCCATGTTTTTCTCCGTGTTGCTCAGTTTATCTAAGAATATTTAGAATTTTGACTATTTACAACGGGGAAACGTGACGTGAATTACCAATCTGGATAATTCCAATCAATAAATGGTGTTTGTTTTTTTCTATTATCAACGATTCTTCTAATTGTACACTCTTTACATTCGTATGAATATGATGATGCAACTGCTCCTCTATCTTTTCTTGTTCTGTAATATCCCTCGATCAAGTTCTTTGTTTCTCCGCACACTCTACACTCTCTATCATTTAGGAGCAGATGTCCCAATTTTATCTGCTTATCTAAATCCATCAGTACTTCCACATATAATCCATACCACCAGCAGTCTCGCCATATTCTGATGTACCAAACCAACGATCACCCTCACCATCAACAAAACTTGCATCATCAAGTCCATCATCCATAAATCCAAATGGTGCCATGTCTTGTTCTATTTGATTTTTCTGCTCCTCGTAAAGTCTCTTTCTGATGTCTTGATCCGTAAGTTCTTTGAAGTAATCTTGAGCAACCAACCATGCATAAATGACAAGGCACATCGCTAAGTCATCATTACACCCATCTTCTGCTTCAAAAGAATTATTCTTAGATATGAATGTAGTTAGTTCTGATATGATATCCAAATCGTGGAAAAGTAATTTATTTTCCTCAATCATTGTTTTTAGATTAAGAGAACCAACTTTCTTCACTGTCTTGGACATTTTCACTCCAAGTTGTGTTTTCTTACCAGAAAATCCTTGTCCAACAACCTGTCCTGCTCTACCTCTCATAGAACACATCAAAACGTTCTGATATTCTAGATCATAATGAAGTAATGATGCAACCTGATCTCCAACATCATTAACTTCACATAAAACAAATGCACTGTTATATTTTTTTGCTACTTCCCAAATTACATTTGGAAATAACATGGGTTTAATATCATTATTTCTATATTTTGCTACAACTTTATGAGGAAATGATGTAATATCGACACATACAAATGCAGAATAATCTTCTCCTACACCCCTTGCAACATCAACAGTAATTACATAATCATGGTTTTTTTGAACTTCTTCAAAAACATCCAATCCTGCGTTTGAAACAAGGGGCGCATCATAAGTCAATGCCCGCAACTTGCTTGCAGCGATTAGAGTGTCAATAGATCCAAGGAATTCACACTCAAACTCAATCTTAAATTGTTGTTCTGATGTGTTTGCAATTGTTTGTTCTTTCCATGCCTCATCTCTACCAGGAACTTCACTCCAGTGAACGTCAGTAGGAACATATTCATTTCTACCTTTCTCTGCATCATTCCACATACGGTAGAAATGATTCATACCATGTGGAGTAGATACAATGATTACCTTGGTGTTTTTACCAGAAGTAATAGTAGGATAAACAGAGGCAAAGAACGAGTCAGCAATGTGGTTCGGGACGAATGCGAACTCGTCGAGAAAGAGGATGTTAAACGACATACCTCGGACAGCACTTGCAGACGTAGATGCTGCCAGTATTTTACTCCCATTTTCTAACTCCAAAGAACCTTTATTCCATACCATTATACCTTGCTGCATCCACTTGGGAAGGTTCTCATAGGCAGTTTGTAATCTACCTAGAAGTTCCCTAGCTGTTGCTGCTTTGTTAGCAAGTATGCCAATATTAACACTGTCATTGAAAATCGCATAGTGCAGAAGATAAGAAACCACCGTAGTAGACTTACCAGTCTGACGCGGCATCTTACAGATGTTAAATCTATTTTCATGAAAGTTATGAATTAACTTTTCTTGAAAGCGATATGGTGTAAAGGGAACAAGTCCCTCATCCAAACTAACAATCTTTACGTACTTATTAGCAAAATAAACTGGATCCCGTTGACACTGAACAAATTCAATGATTTGTTCTTCAGTAAACTCAATCGGGGTATTCGCTTTTTTTAGATTAGGATTGCCAAGGTATACATTATCAGCCATGATTCACTCAGCAATTCCAACGTCTAAGGGCTTTATTAATTCTGCTATCTGGATCTCGTGCTGTCTTAGCAGAAGTCAACCTTTTCTTCATGCCCTTCATTCTGGAGCAAAAAGATTTACGACGGTTTGCATCCTTTGAACCTTTCTTCAGTTTAGAAGGTTTTGTTGTTACAGCAGTTTTTAGTTTAGAACCTGGATTCTCTCTACGATAAGCATTAACTGCTTTCTGACTCAAACCATCAGTTTTATCTTTACGATTTACTTTTTGCCAATCCTCTTGCTGAACTTCCTCATTTCTAGGGACACAATTAGGAACCATTTTGTTTCCTTTCTTTTTCATTCCCTCCATTTTATGAGAATCCCAACAGGGATCATTTTTATACTTTTTTTCGGTTAGTGTCCCCTCGGCCTCCTGAGTGACTTCTCCTGATACTGCTGCGTCATTTGCAACAGTTTCATTAATCTCTCTATCTTCTCCTGATCGCTCTTCTGCGACTTTGAGAAGCGGTTCTCCTGGTTCATAGTCTGAGACTCTGAAAAACGTTAATTTAGCGCCAGGATATACTTTATTAATCTGATCTATTACATCAGATCTACTAGGAATGCCAACTTTAGGGAAGAACATTTTTAACGAAAATCCTCTTCCTTTGAAAACAAATTGCACATCAATAATGTTACCAGTTTTTGCAGGAAGTCGAACTGCTTCTTCGACAGATTCCTTTCTGGTTTTTTTCTTTTTGACACAGTTTGGATATCTTTTACCAAACATTGTCTTCATACCTTTCTTCTCGTATCCAGGCCAGCACTTCTCTGTTAGTTGATCCCAGGAAAGTCCTTCAGACTTGTTACCCCAGTTTGCAGCGCCTACCTTCCGACATTTGACTAGTGCTCCCGACGCATATGCACTGGGCCAAACACTGTAACGAGATTTTACTTTATGGTAACAGGCATCTTTAGTTCCACTGCCTTTACCTTTTTTGTCCGAACCCTCTGAAATGCCAGCTTTTCTGAGTCTTTTTGCTTGACTCTTATGCATTTCAACTGCTTTGTCTAATTCTTTTGCAATGCCCTTTACATTTTTAGGGTGATCTTTTCCTTCTTTCATTGACTTCTTCCGAGGGCTATCGGTGCTTACATAAGTTGGTTTAGCAGC